CTGTTAATCCTTCTACAATAGCTGCAACATGATTAATCATCTTGGCTTTTTCAATTCTATCGTTACCAGAAACTGCTTGATCAAGAACAACAGTACAAGCTAATACTACTGCTGGTTTAACATAAGGAAGAGTATTTTCAACACTTGTTGCAACATCGACTTTTCCAGTATTGGTTGTAGCACAACCAACAAAAAATACGCTCAAAAGAGCAACTGCGGCTAATTGTAATTTATTCATATATTTTCTCCATGTGTTCTATCTTTTGCTTCATTTGTTTGAGCTACTGTTCCGCCAGTAACTGCTGCATCTTTTACTGTTAATGCAAAAATAATACCAGATACAACTGCAACTAATTTTGAAATACCAGTAATATAAACTTCTGCATGATCTGGAAGAAACGCTACTAATGAAGGATCAGAGTGAATTGCTATTGCTGTACAAACTGCTACAACTGTTGTAACTCCAGATGAGCTAGATCTCCAATTTGGGCCAAATATTTTAGATAGCATAGTTTTCATAAAAGATTACACATTATTATAATAATATATAATTTTAAAATCTAATATTAATTATAAAAATATACGTTTACCAAAGTTCTCAAATTTGCAATCGCTGATGGACAATGTATAAAAGCAGCTGCATTATCTCCTGCAGAAAATGGCACGTTTAAATTACTATTACTAAAACTAATAAAATTACTATTATTAGTAGAACTCATACTTTGACTTATGATTCCTGTCAAACCTTGGGTTAAATTTACTATTGATCCAGTGATATTTGATGTTGATGTACCTGCTCCGCCTTGCAGTAATATTATTGAAGCTTTTCTAGCTACGCAATTTTCTAAAATAGGAACCCTTCTAGAAGTTGAACTATTAGAATATCCAATATTGCCTCCAGCCAATCCAATATAATTAGTATCTGCAGCAGTTGTGGTTGCTTCAGTTGTTCCACCTTGTAATACAAAAATATTTTGTCCAGTTAAAAGAACTCCTGTATTATTTACAGTTAGGTGTTTAGTAAAACTTGCACCACTTGCTTTTATATTTCCAAATACTTCTAATTTTTCAGATGGAGAAGTCATACCAACACCAACATCACCACTTCTTGTAATTCTTACAGCTTCATTTTCATTGTTAGTCAAGATTTGTATAAAACCACTAGTTTTTGCGGTTGCAAGCTTCAAAGCACTGTTATCATAATTCCAGCTTAAGTATGAACCAAAGTTATCAGCTGGACTACCAAGTACCACACCAGCAGTTTGCCCATCTGATGCTAGAACAGTTATGTGAGAATTTCCACTTCCTTCAAACACAGCAATACTATTACTATCTGGATTTACAGTAACTCCTGCTGCAGATTTTCTAACATACAATCCGAATTGATTATTATTAATACCAATACCCACATGACCACTAATATTTATATCTACTCCAGAAATTGAAAGATTATCGATGTTATTTAAATCAAGAGCATTAAAAATTCCAGATCCAGCTTGAAGATTATTTGCAACAAGAGCATTAAAAATACCAGTTCCAGAAGCTTGAAGATTATTTGCAACAAGAGCATTAAAAATACCAGTTCCAGAAGCTTGAAGATTATTTGTAAAAGTTTTTATTCCAGAAATAGTTTGATCGCCAACTCTTGAAACAAAATAGTCATTGAGAAGCCCTGTGTTAACTATTGATTGACCAACGAAACCGCTTAATTCATTTTGATCTAATTGTTTAACTCTAATTAAATTGTTGGGCATATTATTGTTCTAATTTTTTACTATGAAAAAGAATACTTGCAACATATGTATCTATATTATGTTCTGCTGCAATTTCATGAATATTATTAATGATGTCTTGATTTTTATCTTTTGGATTATCAATATATTCTTTTGCTACAGTTTCCCAAATTTCTGGGTTTTCATTAGCTATAATGATTTTAGTTATTTCATTTGCAACTTCTTTTTGTTGACGAGATAATTTTCTTAATAAATGCTTTTCTCTTAATGAAGATTCTACTTTATCTTGGAGTTTTGAAGCAAGAACGAAATTATTTTTAATTTTTTCAATATCAAAAAATGTCGCTTTAGATTGTTTGCCTTGTCCAATTGGATTAACGTTTTTAGTTGCTTGAGGAGTTCCTGTAGATCCAGATGGTCTACCTGCTTCACCCATTTTAGCGCCACCAATAAGTGGTTGATATAAGCCCTGATCTTTTAATTCTCTAAATTTTTGTTGAGAAGAAATTGAATCTTGTGGTTCTGGCAATCTTCCAGTTCCTATCGCTTGAATTCCTTCTTCTGGAGTTAACACCCCAAGTTCAACAAGTCTTGTATATACTCTTGAATATTGAATATCATCTTTAAGATCAATATCGTCAAATTCTGGTGTTGGGTAATTTTTGAATCCAATATCTTTGCTAATTCTTCTTATTTCGGGAACCAAGAATTCATTTAAAAATGTTTGGCGAGCCTGCTTTAATCTTTCTATAAATACTTGCACTTTAATACTAGTATTAGCAAACTTTTCACTTCCAATAAGAATATTATTTAATCCAATTTGAATATCTTTATCTACAACTTCATATTTTTCTGGACCAATTAGATTACCAATATCTGGAATAACAAATTGTGCTTTTGTTGTATAATCTGCGATAAGAACTCTACCAACGCTTTGATTCTGAAATAGATTTTGCATCGCTTCAAGATTTTTTTGATTGACTCCGCCTTTTTCTGGATCTGTTCCCATTGTTATCAAAAGAACTGCTTGTTGCATGGTTCTTGTAATTGCCATATCCATTTTTTTCATTTCTGCTTTCCAATTGATATCTTCTAATACTGGAAAACCCATTGGAACTGCAAATGGCTCGTAATCTTGTTTTTTGTAAAAAACTGCGCAAAGTCTATTTCTATCTAATGGTAGAGTTAATACTCCAACTGTTCTTTGTTTAATTAATTTTTGTGTTTCTGGAGGAAGACTTTGCAAAACTTCCTTGTCTTCATCTGTTTTAGGCTCTTTTAATCTCTCTAATTCATAATCGCTTAATACTTTATAATATCTTCCTAAAGAAAAATTAATAGTTCCAGCTATTTGAATATCTGATGGATTTAACATTATATATCTAGCTGGTAGATTCACTGATGCTGCTTTTGATGTATTCAAACCAAATGTTTGAGTAATTTTATCTAAATCATCATCTCTAACTTTTGTATCAAATCTATAAATAAAAACGTTTCCACTACGATAATATTCTCTAAAAAATTTATCTTGAAAATCAAACAAATTAATTTTCTTAAATAATGCTGAAAAGAAATCTCTGCTCTTTTGACTTCCGCCTTTAAAGTAAATATTGCTACAAGAAAACTCTGTCATTAAATCGATAGTATTTCTAAAAATAGCAAAATTATAATAACATTTTTGACAAAGAATAACCGCATCGCGGATATTCATATTAGAATTAGCTTTTACGCCAGTAGAATATCTGAAAGGAATAAGTCCATCATCAATATTTTTATATCTATCAGTTCTTGCAATAGTCGATGCAGCATTTCTTCTGACAGAAGTATAGCTTGAATCACCTGAATTTAATCCAGAAGCCTTAACTTCGTAGGATGCTTCAGATACCATTATAGGTTGGATATCTGCACTTTTGGTATCTTTTGATTCTTTTTTAGATTTTTTAGCCATTTTACTTCAAATATTACACATTATCCAAGCATTATTGGCGAAAAAGTTGCGGATTCTTGTTCTTTAGGACTATTCATTATATCATTATAACATTTTATAGCCCAATTCGCTAACATAAATGCGGAATAATTGTCTTTTCTAGCTTTATTTGCCGAAGCGCTTCTTTTTAAATGTTGAGGTAAATCAAAGCTTTGCGTTCCTCTGCTTGTAGAAGAATGTTCGATTAGTACGCATTGTTTTTTAGTTTGATATATAAAATCATCTTGATTTTCTATAAAATCTAATATACCCCAATCTTTTTTATCTTCAGTTTTCATTAATTCGATTGGAATATTTAGTCCAATTGTTTCATTAAATGCTTTTTCATCAGATGCAGTTCTACTTGCGAACCATACTTTTTTATAATCTATACAAGCTTGTAAATGTTCATTAGCCTTACGAATAAAATTTGTAGTAAATACTTGATTAAAAGATATTTTTTTATTTTCTAAATTATATTGATTTCTTGCTACTCTTAATTGATTTTCGTAATCTTGACCCTCTAGTTCTGAATTAAAATCAAAAACTTTAATTTCCAGATCTTTCGATTTAAATAAAGAAGATTGATTGCATGCAGCTAAAAAAGTATCTGCTCCTGCATTATCAAGAATCATAAATACAATATTAAAATTAGTTAATATATAATAAAAATAATTAACATGATTTTTTAAATTGCCAAGTCCTGCGTAAGTATGTACCAAAACTCCTTGTTTTTTTTCTTCATCATATTCCATAACAGCCATAGCAAAATAATCTGCATTTGGACTATCACTCATATTCGGATCTATGCCTAAAATATATTTTTTATTTCGATCTCCTTTCATAAGTGTGTGAGGAGATTCTCCGGTTTTTAGGGTACATTCTTCCATTTTTTTTGCATTAAAATAGCTATCACTTCCGTCTGTAAACTGCG